CCTTGAATAACCTAAAATCTGAATTTTGATTTCATTATCGATCATCACTGACTCACCCTTTTTTACAGTCAAAACTAACACGTCAATTTCCTCCAATCAAATGAACTATTTTTTTGTATGTTGGATCAACAATAACTTCTGGAAGATCTTGAGAAGATCTAGGACGACGGAACTTTGTTTTGTATACTGCATTCGGTCCAATCCTCAAACAGTAATCAACTCCCGGAACTGATTTGATTTTAGTTTTCAATTTTCCCCTGATCTTAACCTTCACCTCTTTTGTTTTTGTACGTAGGAAAGTATGCCCTATGTAATCAGCTTCTGGGTTTAACCAACTAGCTATAGAAGGACTTACCGCAGGACCAACAAAAGGTACTACAATTTCACTATCTTCAGTCACATCGAATTCACGCTCTTGGGCAATAATAACTCTGTGTGCATGTTTTTGACCCATGATCAATCTCAAATACTCTTTGACTTGGATACCAACTTGCATCCAATCAGAACGGGTCGCCATACCCCAAGTATTTTGAATAGGTATTTCATCTAATCCCAGAATCTCTTTTAACACTAAAGACTGAAGACTTGAAACACCGTCAAGAATTATGGTTTCATACTCAGAGAATTTTGGAGCGAGGTCTGTAACTATTTGAATTGATTTATCGATCTCTGCATAATAAAGACCTTTAGTATCAAACACACTCAGAGTACCATCTTCAACACAGACGATCAAAGCTTTCTTGGGAAACGTACTAGCTAAGGTAGTTTTACCACTCGCACTACTCCCGTAAAGCACCATTGAGATTTTCCGGTTACCACGACTAACAGGACGAATAACAGCAGAGCTAAAACTTTTTCTCACTTTTGCAGGTTTTCTTCTTTTCTTTTTGACAACAACCATAAACTACAACTTTTGATTCAAAGTAAATTTGACCTTATTCACATGTATTCAACTACACCGCCGATCCAATACCTAGTATATCACACGTTTGAAAGTTCAGGAAACATCTCAGTAGTTCTCACTAACCCAGTAGAATTGTTTGTAGCTAAGTAGTGATCAAGATCACCTGTAACTTTCTGAGAGATAGTATTCCAAATACCATAAGGGGTTCGATAATGTCTTCTCTGGTGTTCAGGAAACTCTTTAGCTCGAACACTAAAATCGAAAGGACTGATTCCTTTGTTTTTTATACAGTATTCCCACCAAACAAAATCATCACATAAGTTTCCCAAAATAGGATTTAGACATTGTTCTTCAAACTTATCTAAATCTGAATCAGTGATTCCCATATCCCAACGCATAAAAAAATAATCCTTATCATCTTCTATGATCTTTCTCAATCGATCGTGGTATTCCTTTTCGGTTTCAGGAGGTACATTTTTTGATCCTTTCAATTGTCTGATCGATCCTCGTCCACCTGATAAAGGACGTCTGACAACATTGTAATTGACCCCTTTTATTTTAGCTGTATTAGGTACCCCCTTAATCTGATTAGTCTTCATGTACTTTCTCAATGCAACCAGATACGTACCTACTTGTAAATCAAACGATAAATTCAAAGATATTGAATCTTCGTCAATTGTTCCTTTGCTTTTGTTTTCAGTTAAGTAGACTCCATCCCGTTTCCAATAATCAACCGCGTCCCATTTTCCCCGAAGTACAACTTCCAATCCCCCGATCGGATAATCAATTTTGAACTCCTTTTCTTGAAACATCGGAACCCTAGATTTTGAAGTATCTTCTTTCCAAACAGTTTCATAGATCGAAAATTGTAGTGTGCAGATCTTGAACCATTTATCAATCTGTTCTTGTTGATAAGGGTACTCAGTACATAACTCTGTGACAAACTTTTTTAGTTGTGGTTTCCAACTTTCACTACGTTTCAAACATTCTTCACAAAGATGCCACATCTGCCCGTATTCAATAGCATGATTGAATCCTCCTTGCTCTTTCAAGCCTTCAACAAACGTGATTCTAAACCTTTCGGGACAAACAAAATACTGACCTAGAATCGATTGAGTTACACCGTCTGTCAACGGACCTTTCCAAGCAGGAGTAAGGTATTCAGGGAGTAACTTGGCCCTTTTTGTTTTCTTCTTTAGTAGTTTAGACAGCTTTGACATGTGTGACCAGTTCACTTAGAGATTCGATTGTTTCTTGCACGTAGGTACCTTGGTTCATTTTATCCATTCTCAATAGTGAGGCAGGATGAATCAAGTTACACCAAATATATCTGTCTTTTGAACACTGTAAAGATTTTTGAGTTAATTTTTGAGAAAGCTTACCCACACAAACAATAACTGTTGGATCTGCCATATCAACAAGTTCTCTGAGTCTAGGCGAACACGACAAAACATCTTCTTCATCAGGTTTGTGTATTCCTTGATCTTTGTTATCCTTTGGGATACAGGCAACTAGATTAGTAAACAGTAATTTGTACTTGTTCAATCCGCTCAGATTGATTAGTTTAGTCAAAAGATTACCAGCGGGACCAACAAAAGGCTTACCAATCACATTTTCAGATAAACCAGGAGCTTCACCAACAAATAACACGTCGCAGGGGATCGAACCTCTAGCAAGTACAACTTTCATTCTTTGTTTGTACAACTTACAAAGTTTACAGGATTTCCAGTTATTCTTGTGTTGAATGTATTTCATTTTCTTTTTCGTTTGGGTATCTTGGCAGGTTTTGATTGGTTCATTCTTCTAATATACTCTGCAATCAAAAGAGCGTCACAAAGTTGTAGTTGTGAATTTACAGAAAGATTCCACATTTCCAGATTAGGGAATAAAATCTCAGCAACATCACGTAACCTCAATTTATATTCAGAAGAAGTTTCAATAAATTTCCTACCTTGTTTCATCCTGGGAGGAATGTTCAACCCTTTTTGCCACTCTTTAGGTTGTACCTTTGTGTGATCGATTCCCTGAATACACAAACAGCCTTCGAGGATACCTACTTGTTTACCAAAATTGAAGGTGCCTTTTGCTGAACTACCATAAATAGCGTGAACATCTTCCATATAAACAAAAAATTGAGTGTTCCATTTTGGCAATCCCTTTATTAAACTTCTAACTGTGAGTTTTGTTTCCTTAAAAAATACAAATCCTTCAACAGTCAACTCACCTTCAGACCTCGCCAATTTAACTATTGCACCCTTTTGACCAGGATCAATACCAATAAAATACTCAGTAACAACAGTCATATATATCTCTCCTCAGGGGTACAGTAAGTGTGTATACAGTAACAGTAGAACTTTACCTTTGGTAGACTGAGTATCCCCAGTACTGCTTAATAATAAAACAGTACTCAGGGTCTACGGTAAATTTTACCTTTAGCTACTTATCTTTAGACAGCAACCTTGTCCTCTACTATCGAGCCTTACTAAAGCGACCCCGTACCACCCTTAGGACTTTGACCTAGGTTGTCGGTTTGGTACGTTCCCCCTTGTACCGACGTTGTGTGATCATACCAAGCGATTCATTGGACGCCATACGATCTATATCTAGTATACCATTCGATGGAGAAACTCTTTTTTAATTGTGGTAGGGAGTGGTCATTTATGGGGTTTACACGTAAGTTGATGAGAGGTATAACCTTGCATCGATTCGACCTTTGACGTTGTGTTAAAGGTCAAACATCCCTCAGTTGTTGAAAGGATTATCCAAATGAGTTTACATGTTTACACGTTTGTTGGTGAAGGGGTAGCTTTACCTTCAGTAGTCGTAATCGTAGCACCTACTGTATCTTTAGCCTTAGCTAGGGCTGTAACTTGGTACCTTGCTCACGACCTTAATTCTGAGTCCATAAAGTTGAAAGAATCACAAGTTTTGGCTATTGAGTCATCTGTTGATGGTTCAACAGTAATTTACGGTTGGAACGGTGACTACTAATAATCAGGGAAGATTGACATGTGTAAAATTATCTCTACAGAAATGTTATCGAAAGACTCTTTTTCTTTTGGTGAATTAGCTGACGGAATCGTGTTAGATCGTGATTCTTCTCGATTGGATTATTTTGAAGTTGCTCCTGATCCTCTTGTTTCAGTAGCTTCTAAAATCGTTTTCAAATCTCTCTTAACCCTCAAATCAGGAAACTAACAATGGTCAAAGTACCAAACACAACAGAATCTGTTCCAACAAAAAAGAAAGCAACCAAAAAAAGATCGACTAAAAAGAAAGCAACTAAAAAGAAATCTGTGAAAAGCAAAAAGAAAGAGGTACAGGAAGAAAAAGTTGAAGAGTTGAAAAGTGATCCTAGTCGGGATGCTGTTTCCGAGGCTGGATCAAAACGTCCTATCGTTTACCCTAAAGTAGACGCAATGATCTTTAACTTTGACGATGGTAGTGGATTGACTGAAGAGACTGCTAAGAAGTTTTTAGGTTGGACGGTACCAAAGAATAAAGACAAACCTTTCAAAGATCCTACGTTTGTTGATCGGGAGGGGGTGACTGTAGTTTGTACTAACAATGCTGCAAACCGATTCTTTTATACTCGGTTAGCTGAACGTTGGATGTGGGAAATGCTTCTCAACAACTGGAAACAAAACGGTCAAACTTTTACGATCGGTAAAACTGGTTTAACTATCGACTGTCAACATCGATTGGTTGGATTAGTTTGGGCTTGTCAAGAATACCGTCTAAATCCTGATAAATATCCTAACCTTGAAGCCCCTCCCAACATTGAAGCAATCGTGGTTGTTGGAATTGATGAAACCAGAGAAGTTGTCAATACAATCAACACCGGGAAAGAAAGGACTGTATCTGATGCAATATATTCTAGTGGATTGTTTTCAGGAGAAACCAAGAAAACGATTAAAACGTTGTCTAGGTTTACTGCACAAGCAACTCAATTGATTTGGAAACGGGTTGAAGAATCTGAATCTTCTCTTTGTCCTAACATTGAGAATCATAATATCATTGAGTTCATCGAAAGGCATCCAAGAATTTTAGACTCTGTTAAGTTTATCTATGAAGAGGATTCAGAAAGTTCTTTATCTTCTTTACACCCTGCCGGATATTGTGCCGGGCTTCACTACTTGATGAGTGTTTCAACCTCAAATCCTAGTAAGTACCTCGAAACACGAACTGAAGGATGTTTGTCTTTTGCCAATGACGAAAGAGCTAACAGGTATTGGATCAACTTAGCTGACAATCATCAATGGTTTATTCCTTTGGTGACCAAGTTTAACAAATTCAATGCAAGGGATGGAGGTTCTACTATTCAAGAAAGAGAAGCTGTGATCTGTAAGTCCTGGAAAGTTTGGGCTGCAAAAGGTTCACGTTCGCTTAGCAATAAGGATATCTCTCTTCAGTATTACACCATGGAAGATGGGATTCGAGAGTTGAGCCAATACCCTCGAATCAGAGGGATTGACACGTTCAACCCGTTAGCTTGACTCATTCTCGGTCTTAGAAGCCCCTAGACCTCTTCTAGTCGCTTTGGATAACGTAGCCGCTTCGTTTACCCTTATTCTCGGTTCTCTCGTTAGAGGGAATTGTGGGGGATATTGAGCGGTTACGTTTTATTTTGGTGTTTTTGGTCTAGGGGGGCGTATTGGGTATTGCTTGGGGGGCTTATTGACGATACAATTTGGGTATCACCTTCGGGTGATGTTGATCTTTCTCACTTCGGTAAAACCACCCCTACACTTTGTAGCGTACGCTCGGTGAACGGTTAGGGACTAATGAGTAGGTTGAAACGGATTTTCGTTTCACTACCTTTATGGAGACTAACACAATGTCAAAATTCCCTAAAATCGATCAAGGTTCGATTTCCGATTGTCTATCACACTACAACGAAGCCAAAACCAAATTGGCGGTGATGCAAGATTGCTTATTGAATTGCTTTAATTTTACCGACATCGAAGAGTACAACGGGCAAATTGCCGTACTCGGTGCGGCGGAGCAAGAATTCCTTTTCGCTTTTCATTGTTACAAAAAGAAAGGGGAATCCCCTAAGCTATCGCCGATCAAGACAAGAGGGACGATCGAGTTTGATGCGTTGATTGTGATTATCGACTAACCCTAGTGACCTTTGCAAATTGCGAAGGTCCGTTTCATCCTACTTAATTCGATTCAATGGAAAAGCTCTACACAGTCCTAATCCACGAATGAACGTTTCGATATAGCTCTGGGTGCGTAGGTCACCGCTATATGCTAAAGAGAGTACCAAGCCTGTATACAGGCGATTGAATCAACTCTAAGTAGTTCCAGTACTTAGTGGGTTACACGGCATTGGTAGCCGTGTCTGAAGAGTTACCACGAAACCCATGTAAGGAGAAACTGAAAATGAGTGAGTACAGAAAGTCACAAAAGAAAGGTAAAAACCTTTCCAAGGAAATTGATAAGTATCTGACTTTGGGAATATCCCCTGAGCACGCTTTATCCGATTTGAGTAGTCAGTGTTTGAAAGACCTGTGTGGGTTTTTTGATATCACTGTACCAAATACTAAATCTGGTCAATACGAACGATTAGTCCACTACTATAGAACTGGAGAGTGATAATGATTACTGGAATCTGGAAAGATAAAATTTCAAAGTTGTGTCTGTACTATCTTAAAACCGATCCTGATAATTGGTGGGAATTGTCTAGGTTGTCTGAATTGATTCTTCCTGAAATCCAAAATGATGGGTTCATAGGGGACACCCCTGAGATTAAAAAGTTTCTGAAGCAAATAGCCTCTCTCTCTGATAAGTTAGAAGTGTCATCTGAAGATGATGATTACATAAGTCTTTCTGAAAGTGAACAAGATGGAACGAATAACTTAAACTCTAAAGTAAAGCTGTTGAATATCCAAATCAAAACGTTACAGAAATCAATAACCAATTTGAAAGAGGATTCTGAGCAATCGATCAAAATGATTAAGGTTGCAACTGACGAAGCTAAAAAGTACAAAAAGTTATCCGAAACTGCTAAAGGGAGAATCATTGAGGTTCGGGTAAAAAAGGGAGCTAAGATTGTCCGACGTATGAAAGAATCGTTTCATCATACGTTCCCTAAACTTTTGTCATTGATCCAAGAACGAAAACATACAATGCTGTATGGCCCTACTGGATCTGGAAAGACACATATCTGTATGTCTCTAGCAAAAGCCATCGATTCAAGAAAGTTTGGGTTTCTATCTTGTTCTGCAGGAATGAGTGAATCCAAAATTCTCGGAACAACAGGGATTGCCAAGAGCGGTGAATTTGAATACCGTATTTCAGACTTCATTGACATATTTGAGAATGGAGGATTATTCCTGTTTGACGAAATGGACAGGGCTGATTCCAATGTTCTTATGGTTATCAATGCTGCATTAGCAAATGGAATCATTCCTGTTTCATCACGTACTGATCAACCTTACGCTACCAAGCATTCCAATTTTGTTTGTGTCTGTGCAACTAATACCGTTGGATCGGGTGGGGATCGAACCTATACGGCAGCCAATCGATTAGATATGAGTACGTTGAATCGGTTTTGGAAAATCAAGATAGGGTATGATCTTGCAGTTGAAAAAGTTCTATGTCCTGACGAAGAACTCCAATCGTACTGTTGGGCTATTCGTCACGGAATCGAAGTGAACCGACTTGAACAGGTTATGTCTACCCGAACGATGAAAGAGGCATACGAGTTGAAGTTTGGAAAGTCCGACTTTTCTTGGACACAGAAAGAGATTGACCTATCTTACTTCTCTGGTTGGCCGCAAGACCAATTTGAGAAAGTGAAATCGTCCTGCTACGGAAAAGGGGTAACTCTTTCACTAGACTGGAATGAACTGCAAGCCGTTTGAACCTGTTGAAGATTAATCACTACCACTACCATCATTACTGAGGAACTAATTATGACTATGCGAACTGATCTCTCGTTAGAAGACAACTTACTGTACATCTTTGACTCGATGACTGAAATGGTTGAGTTTACTGACTCTAAATTTTTCTCATCTCGATCAGGAGAATGGGTAGGTGAAGAATTCCAGTCTTGGGAAGATGTTGAAACCAGATGTAAGAAAAATTGGGACTACGGAACAGACGTAGTCGATTCCTTTGTTGACCGTCTGTACAAAGAAGAGGTGATTGTTACCAAACACCTGAAATCAAAAAAGAGAAAATCGTCTTACAACGATGAAGGGGAGGGGGAAATGGAATGGGAAAGAATGATGAACGGTGAAGCTTTCTGGAGGGAAACAAAGAAAGAGTCTACTGAAGGACCAGGAGAGATGACAATCATCGTTGACACCTCTACCTCTTACGATAAGGAATCTGAAGATATCCTATGGCGTGGTGGGGCCGCTCTTGCGTTGGTCAAGATTCTTGAAGAACGATCTTACAAAGTTGAATTGTGGGCAACCAACGGATCTCAATTGTTTTCTGGTTCCACTAATTCGGTGATAACTGCTTGTTGTTTGAAACGAGCTTCTGACCCGTTGGATATGACCACGTTGACCAACACTCTAGCTGGATGGTTTTACCGTTCTTCAACGTTCGCATTGCTAGACACAATTTGTGAACATGCTCACCGTACAGCAAGATCTGGATACGGAAATGTCTGTCCTCCTAACCAAGTGGATTTGGATTGCCTGACAACCGATCAGCATCGAATCTACGTATCGGGGGTGTACTCATTCTCGGCGGCAGCTTCCGTAGTCATGCGTGAGATTGAACGAGTTGCGGTATCCGCTGGGTGGTCAAAAGGTAAATAGTCGTTTCTATAAGACTCACAAGCTAGGTTTGGTCCCCTACTTTTCTAGGGGACCGTTACGTTGATAAAGGAATCCTATGGGACGATTAAATACAAGAGAAGCAGCTAAAGTGATCGGGTGTAGTATCTCGAATGTTCGTTATCTTTGCAGAACCAATAAAATGAGAAGCAAACTGCACACACGACCAGACAAAACAAATTACTACACAATCCTTGACAGTGAAGTAACCCGATACAGAGACATCCAATCGTCTAAGGGGGGTTGGCCAAGAGGAAAACCTAGAAGATGATCAAGCAGTACCAACCACATCAACCAGTTGAAAGTATAACATGACTACACTCACAGGACCAAGTGACTCACACGAACCAATACCTAAACCTAGTAAAAGGAAAACCAGGAAACCCAAAGTTACGATTGAAAAGTCATCGAGGGAATACCCTTTACCTGGAAAGAACCCACTTATGGTTCAGGCTAAGATCTGGACACGTGAGAAGTGGGCGACTCACAAAGGGAAAAAGGTTAACTTCGATAATATCCTGGATGCGAGAGAGTTTTCCCTCCAGAATGGTTATGATGGAATCAGGATTGAATTGAATTAACCCTGACTTAACTACATACTTACTGTTTCAATAAAGGATAAAGCTGTGACTGATTTTCAACTCGACCAAAATAGACCAAGTGATTCAGATTTGTTTTCCATTCTAGTCAGTGTTCATTTGGAGAAGATAACTACTGGTAATTACATAACTGAAGAGTTCATGTTTTTAGGGATGAAGAGTATAGGATTTTCAAAGGATGATTCTGTAGCCTTGTACAAATACTGTTTGGATGCTCTGTATTTACTCCGTAAAGATGAAAAGGTTATCCTGACAAATGTTGGTGTTGATGCTACAATTGATATTTACACTGACCCTAAAAATGATTTTGATCTTTCTACTGGGGTAGTAGTTCAAGATGCTTCTTCAATTGACCCTTACCCAAAACCGTCAATGAACTAGGTGATCATAATGAGAAGAAAAATGACTCTGAATAAAACCAGGGGGTTTCTTTACACGTTGGCTAAACTCCTCGGTGATGTTCAAGCGGTACGGAAGGGAAGAATGGGTCGTCGTATTGGACGTCGGTTAGCCGGGAAGGTGACCGGACGTTGGCTAGGCCGACTCTTCAAGTAACCCCTCCATGACCCCCTACGGTTCCCCTTATTGCCCCCTACGGTCTCAATCGAGATTGTGGGGGGTTTCTTCGTGTTCAAATTTAGAGGCTCTAGGGAGGCTTGTAAGGGGGTTTATAGGGTTAGGCTTGTGATCACACTCAAATGTAGAGAATGGACGTTAGAAGGGTTGTGAGAGGGTTTAGAAGGGACTCACTAGGATAACGTTAGGTATTGGGTAATCAAAGGGTTGAAGGTGGGATTGGTTCGATAAGAGTGTCAGGGGGATGAGGTAGCCCGCTTTTATTGGGGTCGGCTGGGACCAGGTTTACGACAAAATCTTTAACATCCAAGACTTTCTCAGTAACGTCTGTATTGATTTGAGCAGTACTAGAGATTTTGTAACCAGCCCCAGAGGTTAGTATAGTCTCTTCATTAAGAGCATCGTACCCTTCATACTCAGCAAGGGGTTGAGCAGGAGGAATGATCCCCGCTGAGATAATAGCTAGTTGGTCACCCACAGTATTGTGTACTACGTCAATAGCCATAGAGATGGAACCGCTTGGGGTTAATTTAATTGAGGTGAATAGGGGACGATCTTTGAATTCTTGGATTGGGTCATCCCAGTCGTTAGTGTCCTCTCTTTGGTATATTCTGTCTTCAAGAAAGCTAGAAGTTACACGAATTGATTGTAAATCATCTTTGTCTACAGTTATGTTAGGTGGTTCTCCTACCCACTCAGGCAATGTAACTTCGTAAGTTAATATTACTGAGGTCCAAGTTATTTTAGGGGCTGCTCCTATCAGATTGATAATTAAACAAGCAGATGACAAAGGAAAATCATCAGGTAATGGGTATAATCCTATCCCCTGATTATTGACGGTAGATGACCCAAGATAACTATAGAGATACGTTTCCCCTGAAGCATGTGTAGCAGCTATTCCTGGGAGAAACCCAAAGCCAATAACATTGTTAACAAACGTATTGTTAAGATTATTGAGAGATCCTGAGTAAGGATTCAAGATGGAACCGTATTCAAATTCAACCTTAACCTGATATCTATTCTCTAAAGGAACTGATAAAAATGAGTGTATATTCTGTACTCTGACATTTACCTGTTGGTAGTGTTCAGTATTTTGTAGGGTTCCTCCTCCTTGTAATGAGTGGGACTTAACCAAACTTGTGGTTTCAGATAGCCAAGCATTGTATCCTGGATCTAATGCGGGTTCGATCCAAATTGCTCTATTGCCTGGAAAACCACCGGTTCTGAGTCTGTTTTTTCTTCCTCCCATAGTTCTAGATATAAAGCTGAGATCAGACCAGATCCTAAAAGAAGAGGGGGCTTCGTCATCGTTATAGTCTCCTTGAAGCGAACCACCTGAAAGACTACCGTACCCACGGTAGACATTTATTGGTTGATTAGTTCCTGCGTCAATCCAGTACATAGATAACTTACGTAACTCATCATTGTGAAGTTTTTTAGTGTTGTAGTAAGTCGATACGTGAGATGAACAACTTCCTGTAGCTCGATTAAAACCTTCTGGGCTAATATTATTTATTCCTTCAGCAACCTCAGCTGCCCAAACAAGTTCATCAAATTTAATATCATAAGGGAAATTAGTATTTGCAGGTGGACCTACTCTGATTCGATCTATATTTCCATATACTGGAGTAGCGTCAAAAACGTCGAGTGCTGTAAAGTTAATTACTTTGAAGGTATACGAGGTAGTTGAAGTATTGATACCTACTAAGTCCCACCTGGCTACGTCGTAGTAGGGATAGTTTAATACACAGGATCGGCCCCATTGACAGCCGGGTCTAACTCGTTTATAAAATTCTCCAGGTTCTCCGAGAGGTTCAGCAATATATTGAGCACGACCAACTTGGACTCTGAGTCTATGGTTTGGTGAAGTGTTGAAGTTAGGAGTAAATTTTAATGAGGCCCATTCATGTGCTGGGAATAAACTTCTCGGAATCATTGGAGAATAGTACATGTCCGAAGACATCCATTTGTAACTGTTATGTAAGTAAATCCCATTCACTGTCCCAGGTCTACCAGTTGTAATGTTACCTGGATTTTTTAGAGTTTGTCTTGCTTGTGTAGCTTGAGTATAATAATCATACGAAATTGGGTTTAATCCTAGATTATGTGAAAAGACCCCGTAATTTGATATTGACAGAAAAAATGTTGTTTCATCTGGAAATTCTCTATCTTGAGTACCCAGTAATCTTTCAGTATTTCCTGTACGAATAAAATCATAAACAGGTTCTGCTTCATGGGTTTGAATACTAGCTAACATTGAATTATCATGTAACCAAACAGGATGTTTATAAATGGGATATGTGACTGTTCCCATTGCTAAGGTTTGAGCAGGTACCGCTACTGGTAGAGTTTTAACTTTGTAATTGACTGAGATGACGTCAGTATTATCGTTAGGTAAGTGATCGTAATTAAACAGATTTTTAGGGTTAAGCTCTCGGAAGTAAAAATAAGAAGTGTTTGAAGAGATCTTAGATTTTACTGTTATCTCCCCTGTGTCTTCATCTACTGTAAGTTTACTTCTTATCTCATTTCGATTCAATAGATCGAAGTCAGCAACGGGATCTGGATCTTCGGGTTCTGGTTCCATTGGGGAAGTGATGATATCTATGTAATCGTCGTCTAAGATTACGTCCAGAATCACACAACCACAACAACATCTTGATAAGGTATCACCCATCACATTGCACTACAATCAAACCCCACGAGCCGTCAGGTTTAAGGAGGATAGAAACTTCATCACCTGTTGAGATAGTAAATGCTAACCGCTGAATTACTTCGACTATCTCTCCACTGGGCATCAGTTTAGGCGGATCAATGCGTTTAGAGATATCTTCATCTTCAGTATGACTGCCTTCTTCTTGTAATTCTTCCATGTACAGTTCAACTTTGAAAGTCAGATACTTGACTCTTTTACTAGATCCTGATCCAGTTATCACTGCTCCTGTACATCCTTGAGTTACAAATCCTTCAGCATATCTGATAACTGGTTCAATGAAATAAGTGTTACCAATCGGTATGAGACGTACAATCGTTTCTTTAGGAAGTAATCCCATAGGTTTGTAGAGTATCCCTAGTACGACTACAGGAGGATCAGATACTTCAAATTCTAAGTCTTGTTTTCCTGGGGTTAAGTGTGCGATATGCAGATCTTCGCCTATTTTGAATTTACCGATGGCTATTTCGTAAACATTTGATTCTTTGTCTGTGGGGTATTCATTCTCTTCTGTTTTCGTGGTCCATCCCCATTTGATTGAGTTGTCCCAAGTTCTGATTGAAGGTTGAGATACTATCTTTCTCGTTTCTATCACATTTAGAGTAGCCCTACGATGCTGAGAAAGTTCTTCAGCTAATTCAGGACTAAGGGTAGTTAGTTTATTTTTGTCAGGCATAGGAGATCAATCAGAAGGTAAATGGTCCAGATAGATTTCTAGGAACCCCTGGAATAGATCTGAGGTTAGCTTCTTCTTCTAAAGCAAATCTGATATGGGTTGGATTCTTAGATACTTTTCCATCTTTATCCAAGTATACGGGTTCCGGTTCGGCTATCCCGCCAATGGACCCAATAGGTACTCGTGTGGCTCCGCTGGGCACGCCTACGGCGTTTCTTTCACCGGAGGGTAAATCCCCTTCGGGGTCGGTTGGGATCAATTCGTGAAGGCTCTTGTTCGGGATAGTGGTATACCAACCAATCACAGGGCCATCGTTAAACACGTCTGGTTTGTGTTCTTCGTAACTGATGACAAAATCAAGGGTGTTTTTAACGTACTCTAAATCACCAGCATACCCTATTTGCCATCTCCAGGTATCCAGTTTCAATTGTCTTTTAGCTAATCCCCACATCGGAAACTGATTAACCTTTTTACGCATTCTAGCACGATAACTTAGATTGATAGTTGCTGTATTAACTTCAATGCTGAGTGTATCATATTGATCTGAAACTGGTTGACTGGGTAACTCACTAAATGCTGTATTGACTAAGGGGCGTCCGTCTTTGTCTCTTGAAACGTTTTTGGACACACTTGTAAATGATCCAGTTATCTTTGCCGGAATGTCTAAAGGGTTGTCGAGATCTTCTTGTGCTTGATTAGAGTTAAAGTCAGTTGAAAAAATAACAGTGACAAAATACCTAAAACAAGCTATTCCTCTGTATTTACAAGATACTGGGGAGCCAACAGTATACTTTCTTGAAAAGGCCCAAAAATCTGTAAAAGTTCCCCATTTATAACTTGTGTTGTAAAAAGGTAAATTTCCTGCACTTCCTACGTCATAAGGGCTTTCATCTTGGGTAGCGATAACCTGATACACATTGGTATATGTCCGGTTGAATTTTTCATCTACACTAAGAATGGTTGTTTTTTCTTCTGCATTGTAAACAGTCATTATGCTCCAGTAACCTCATTAGTTTCTAAGACGATAGTTGGTTGCATATTACCAGATAACCAAGTTTCAATAAACCCTGATAAAGTGGTCATACTGTCGGATAACTCTTCAACCCCTTTATTCAAAATCTCTTTATTTTGTTTAGGTGGTGCTATGTTACCGCCGATGGTCACCGATCCTTCTTGACTGAGATCTATTGGGACAGTTCCGATTTCATTTTGCATTCGAGCTATGTCTTCAGCTAAGTTGAATTGGGTAGAGTCATAAGCTTCTCCAGATAATACATCTTTCAATTCTCTGGTTGCTTTAGTTACTGCTTGGATATTTCCTTTTGCATCTTTCATAGCGTCATTGAAAGTGGTTTGATTGATGTAACCTTTGTTTAACAGTGTAGTCAATTCTTTTTCAACTCTCAGTAATTTTTCTTTATCACTTATGTATTGTTCTGTGATTGATTTTCCACGTTCTAACAGAGAGTTTTCTTTTTTCAGTGTTTCAAGAAGCCCAACTTTTTTGGTTAGATCTTTGAATTCAGTTGAATCCTTTTTTAATCCTTGATCATTTAATCCAGATAAAAGTTTTTCTCCTTCTGTCTGTGAAGCAATTGATTCTTTGTTGTCAATCGAATCTTGGTAAAGTTTTATCTGTTTATCAAGATCTATATTAGTTTCTTTGATGGTTGAAGCTAGTTTCTTTTCTTCATTAGCAGCTTTTGCCATTGCAACTGACTTAGCTTCTAAAGCGTCGATCGATTCTAACGTAGCTTTTGTTTCTTCGATGATTGCATCTGATACGAATTTGTTTTCTAGTGCTTCAATTGTCAGATCATTGTTAGTCATTTTTAGATTGACTTGTTTGTCTAACAGAGTAAGTTGATCTCTCAGTACTTTCAATGATGCTTCAGCTTCCTCAGTATCTTCTTGTTTAGCAATTGGAGAACCTTTTTCATCTAACAGGGAAGAGAGAGATTTGTATTGTTCAAAAAGTCTGTCTCTCTCTTTTATCGCAGCTTCCAATTTTTGATTAGATTTTGCTAATGCCCCACCAGTTCCAAGTGCATTTTCAGTGAAACCTAAAAAGTTTAATAGTCCTGCTTTAGAGTCACTAAGAAAATTATTGAAGCCAGTATTTTTTCCTTCAATAGAATTGATTTCTTTATTGAGAGCAGATACTTGAAGGGAAGCTGATCTGAATTGTTTTTTGTATTCATCCATTTTAGATGAAATTCTATCATTATTATTCTGGTTAGTTTCTTTTGTTCCTTGTCCTCTTGCACCAGTTACTTCAGTTAAAAATTTGTTAGCTACTTTTGTTCGTCGGTCAGAAACTGCATCCAATCTGATTTTTGTTTCTTGTAATTCTCTGTTGACTTTTTTCCAATGTAATTGGTAAAGTGCTATAGCAGCTAGTATTGGGGCAGCAATATTCATCGACATAGCTGCATTGACAGCGGTCCAAGCTGCTACGTTGCTCCAAAGAGTTACTGTCATTGTTTTTATCCCTAACACTAGACCCCCGTGAGAAACAATCAATGCTGCATAACT